CAATTTACTAAAGCACCATCGCCTGCACAAGGTTCTGCAAAAGCAAATTGTTCTTTAGGTAAATGTTGAATTAAGGGCTCAACAGCTTTACTTGGCGTTGGATAAAAGTCACGTTCGACTCTTTCAAAGTCACTACGTTTTCCCATTATACTGCCACATGACTAAAGTTCCTTATCTTTTCAAATCTAATTGTATCTCTAAATTTGTCAGCAAGTGCATCTTGTTTATGACTAATTACAAATACATTTTCTCCACTCAATGTATTCAATATTTTTAAGAACTCATCTGTTCCAGTACCATCTAATGAACTATCAAATATTTCATCTAACATAAGTAGATTACAATTTGTAGAGTTCTTCATCTTTGCGATGGCTCTCCAAGTAAAGAGTAGTGCAAGGTCAATTCGCATTTTCTCTCCCTCACTAAATGATGCATAAGAAAACTCATCACGATATCGTGACTTGATAGTTTCCTCAAAGTTTTCATCAAGAGTAAAGTTTACATAGAACTCCATTGATGTAAGATACTTGTTAATCAGTTTATTCATAATTGGTAGATATTGTTTGATAATCTTTGTCTTGATACCAGTATCAGTTAACATAGTTCTTGCAGCTTCTGAATAAACTTTGTCTTCTCTTAGTTTGTTTTTTTGTTGTTCATAAAGTAAAACTTCAGCTTTAAGTTCGTCTAGTTTATCTGTATCTGAAGCAACAGCACCATCAGTTTGAAATTGTTTAATTTCTGTTTTTAATTGTGTATTAAACTTTTCTAGTTCTAAGATTGATGAATCAATTTTTGCAATTTCTACTTGCCCCTTTCTGATATCATCAGTAATTGTTTTGATTTCTTTTTTTCTATTACTTACTTTGTCTAGTTCAATCTTTAATTGTTTCATACCGTCTTGAAGATCAGACGCATCGTTTTCTTTGTGTAAAATCATAGAAGATTTAAATTCTTCATCAATGTGTTGTTCACACGTTGGACAATCTGTATTGTCCTCAAAGAATTTTATCATGTGAGTATGTGTCTTATGTTTTTCCACAAGAGTAGATTGTATATCTTTTAGTTTTGTACTTTTGGTTTCTACTGATAGCTTATCATCAATAGAAGTAAGAGCCTTAATATTTTCAAGTTGTAAAACATCTCGTTCTTTTTTTCTACTAAAAACTTCTTCTTCATTGTTGTCTATAAGTTCTTGTTTTTGTTGAATAATTTTTTCTTTATTTTCTTTTAAGTCCAATATATGATTTTCTTGAAAGCTTACTTTTTCAGTAGTTAAATCATATTTATATTCAATATCTCTAATGTTATCAATAATAGTTTTAATCTTTTGTTTTAGTATCATATTCATAGTAGAGAATATTTGAATATCTAAAATCTCTTCTACAACTTCTCTACGGTGTCTAGCCTTTAATTGCATAAAAGGTATAAATGTTGAACTACCAAGAATAACCACCTGTGTAAAAGAACGATAGTTTAGTTTAAGAATCTGTTGTTCTAATATCTTTTGATAATCTCTTACATTTGCTTCTAGATTTAACATAATACCATTTTGATAAATCTCAAACTTATTTGGTTTGATAGAACGCATTACCTTGTAATGTACTGTTCCAATCTCAAATTCAACTTCAACAGTTGCGGCTGAGTTATTGATAGAATTTATCATCTGGTTTTTACTAATATTACGAAATGGTTTACCAAACAAACCAAAACACAATGCATCAAGAACTGTGGATTTACCAGCACCATTCTCACCAATAATAAGTGTAGTAGGACTATTGTCTAATTGTATTTCAGTAAAGTTGTTGCCTGTGGAAAGAAAGTTTTTCCACCTTACATATTTAAAATTAATCATAGTTCTAAGTCTTGAGCCTCAGTATATAATTGTCGTTGTAGATTAATAAGTCTTTCTTTATTCAATGTAGTATCTAACTCCTCAATATACTTACCAAGCAATGTCATTGTATCCTGTGTATTTTCAACTATGTCGTCAGACACAGTATTTGCATCTAAATCAGAAAAATCTTCTATAATTTTAACTTCGTGACAGTCTGTTTTTAATATCCTATCAATAAACTGGTCAAATTTATACAAATCTTTCTTGTTTACAACAATAACTTTAACATAATTACTTTTATGTTGTGTTACATCATATTTTGTATAATCATTTTGTGTATCATCATAATAAATCTTGCTATGAATGGTAAGTGGATTTTCTATTCTTTCAAGTTCCCTTGTTTCCGTATCAAAAACATGAAATCCTTTTCGATCATCGCAGTCATTCCAATAAAATTCATACGGAGCTCCCAGATAAAAAATATGGCCGTCATCGGACTTATGGTGAAAATGACCAGAGAAAACAGTATCAAACTTTCCAAAAATGCTTTTACTAATTCCATGTTCATTTATTATTCCTTTATTCATAGCAAAACCAGCAACCTCTAAATGGCCCATACAAATTTGAGCATTTGTTTCTTGAATCTTTACTAAGGTTTCAGTATGATTTTGATTATTAATCCAAGGCACAAACATTATTGGAGTATCACCAAATGATACAGTTTCAGCTTCTGGATAAATGTGTATTTGTTTATATCTGTCACCAAAAAGTTCAATAACAGAATTAACATCATTTGTGTTTTTATAGTATGTATCGTGATTACCAATCAAAACATGAAGTTCAATACCCATATCTATAAATGGTTTAATAAATCGTTCACGAACATCTTTTGCTGTTCGGTAAGAAACAAATTTACGTCTGTCCATAATATCACCCAAATGAATACAATGAGTAATATTATTTTCTTTTAAGTATGGGAAAAATTGTTTTTCATAAAACTGGTAGAAATATTCATTAAAGTTTACATTATCATTTCTTGCACCAAAGTGGGTGTCATTAATTATAGCAATCTTCAATCATCTAGCTCCATAAACTCTTCGAGTCCACTAATTTTGTTTTTGGTTTCTTTTTTCTTAGGTTTATATACTGCTTCATCAGGCACCATTATATTAATATCAAACCCACTAACTTGATATTGTCTATCATCATATGGATTTGTAACCCAAGGTATAAACTCTTGTTTTTCAATCATTCTATGTTTTACATGAGTTTGTTTCTTTTCCTTTTGAATCCTACGAATAAAAGCATAATATATGATTTGAGTAAAATATGCAAAAGGATTATTTGATTTGTCTGGATTAAAATTATGAAGATACTGAAGACAATTTTCAATACCATCTGAGATCATTTCTTGTTTATATGTATAGTTAATAAAGTTTGGTCTAAAAGAAAGTCCATTTGCAATTTTAAGAAAACATTCGCCTATGTAGTTTGAAACTCTAGGTTTTTCTTCACCCATCTCTTCAGCTTCACGACACTCTTCTTTCCAATCTTTCATGGCTTCTAAGAACTTTTTATTATCTACATAATGAACACCTTTTTTCTTAGGTTTTCGGGCCATATCTATATTCCTTATTAGCAGCTTCGTCTAATTGTTTCATTACTTCTTCTGTAAAATAAGTCTCAGGATCATTCATAATAGTTTTACCAAATTGAGTTTTACCATCTGGTAGTTCAATACGAGTAGATACTTGTTTAAAGATACCATATTTGACTGCAAGGTCAATAAGTCCATAGTATTTATCAAGACCTTTTTCATATGACAGACGTACATCTACCATCTTGTTCTCAATGGTCAATCGTGATTTATGGTTCTTACAGTGTACAATATTACCAACAACCTCTGTACCATCCTTATCTTTTTTCTTAGACAAGAATATAATAGATGAGGCTGCATATTTTAATCCAGAACCACCACCCATTTCTTTTGTTGGGAACATAGAACCCATCGAATCATATGTGTGATTCGTGACAATCATTGGTACTTTTGCTTTACCCAGCTTCAAAGTTAACACTCTAAATGCAGCTTTGAGAACTTGAGCCCGTGTCATATCTCTTGTTTCTTTACCATCAGCAGTATCTTCTACTTCTTTAGTAGTAGACAACATACCTAACGAATCAAGACATAACATCATAGGTTTACGATCAGATTCTTTTTGTTGCATATATGAATCTAAAACCTTGAGTGCTTGTGTACGAAACTCTTGTACTGTTGTAACAGGAAGAATAACCATACGATTAGGATCAATACCTCTTTCAACTACCATTGATTTTGTAATTGCACTTTCACTCTCAAAGTAAAGTACACCAGCATCTGGATTTGCATCTAAGAAGTTTTTAACCATTCCCATAATAAAGAAGGTCTTACCTGTTGCACTTTCACCTGCTATTGCAGTAATCTTATTTGATGGAAGACCACCATATATACTACCGCTTAATAGAGCATTAAATATGTAACTTCCAGAGTCGATGAAACTTTCTACATCACCAGCTTCTACTCCATCACTTACTAATGCAGCATATTCATTGCCCACATCCTTTAGAACCCTTTTCAAAAAGTCATTCATTATATATCACCTTCTTTTCTACTTGCAGAACGCAATGCATCAAAACCGCCAGGATAACGATCAGATAACTTTGCNACATTTATGTCTATAATTTCTTCAAANGAAGTATCTAGTGCCATACANGCTTGTGCCATGTACCAACATATGTCTCCCAATTCAGAGCGTAGATGTCGAATTGTATCTTCATCAATCTCTTTACCTTGAAACAAAACCTTCTTTACAATATCATTGAACTCACCTACTTCACCAGAAAGTCCAATAGACGCTGTTAAAAGTCTAGAGGTATTCATACCCTGTTCTTCCATGATACCAATACAATCAATCATATCAGCAGTATTTTTTGTTGGGTCACTACTGACCGTATCAACAAAACGAACATACTGTTCTAAAATTTTACCTTGTTGATCTGTTTTATATGCCATTATATCTCCTATAATTTCTTGATTTATTTC